ATTACATCTAAATATAAGGTGATGTATAATAAAATATTTGTATTACACGTGAAGAGTAATGATGAGTATGTTTGTACTTATAATATTGATCATGGTAATATTTCTGAAATACCATCTAATACTATTTTGGTTCACCGTAAAAAGGATTCTAACACTTTATACACTATTAATGCTTTAAATGAGTTAATTAAAAAGTTAAATGATGGTGTAGTTGATACTAGATATCCTATTGAATGGCAACATTATAGAAATACAATTTTACTCACCCAGCATGATGAGTTGAAACAGCTGAGAACAAGAATTTACAAAATAATTGAACTTTAGTTTTTTTATATTTATAACAAACAAACAAAATGGACAATTTCGATTTAAGAAAATATTTAACTGAAGGCAAATTATTAAAAGAAAATGATCAACCCCTTAATTTAACCCCTCAACAAAAACAGGAATTTTTAGACCGTATAAAAGATTTAATTGATAGTGAAGGCCTAGATTATACTATGGGAGAAGCTGGAAATATCTTAGCTCGTGTTCTTACCCAGGATAAAGCAGAATTTATAGAAGATGTTGAAGATTTTGGGTATAACTCTAACGAAGTTGAAGATTATGCTCAAAATTTAGTAGGAAACACAGATTCTTCGGATTTAAAGGATATAGAAGTTAAAAATATTGAAATTGAAATATCAAAATATCTTAAAAATGGTTCAAAAGGTGATTTATATTTAAACAAGTATAAGGGTAAAACACTCCCATCTAGCTTTCCTAAAGTAGAAGGAGATTTAGTTTTAAATTATTCTTCTATTACATCCCTCCCAAAGGATTTAAGTGTAGGAGGTACTTTATTTTTATATGGTACCCCAATAGCCAAAAAATATAATGAGGAAGAACTTAAAGATATGTTACCTGGGGTAAATAATTTCTATATTTAAATCCTAATAGTTAAAAAATAATTGAACTTTAAAAAAATATAATATTTATAATAAACAAACAAAAATGGACAATTTCGATTTAAGAAAATATTTAGCAGAAGGTAAGCTATTAAAAGAAGAAATAGATTATTCATCTATCAAAGGTGAAATGAAAAAAATATATGATATAGATGTAGATCTAGATACCATTGAAGATTTTGTTACATCATATAATGATAGTGAGGGTATGGATGTATTTGATACAACTGAACGTGAAGATTTTTATTTATACCTAAAAGATGAAGGTAAATTGTTAAAAGAAGAAATTTCTAAAGTATTGAATGAAAATGAAGACACAGATATTGTATCTTTCCTTAAATCAAATAAACAGGAACTTCTCAGTAAATTAATTAAAATGCTTGATATTGAAGAAGATGAAGATGATGGGGAGTCCATATATAATTATAAAATAGTACGAGGTGCTAATGCTGATGGAGAAATGGATGTAGAAATAGCAGGTTTATTTAATCCTGGATATGGGGAGATGGCTGGATTAGATTTTTCATTTAACCCAGAGAAAGTAAAGGATGAATATGGAGATGCTGAGAATTTTAAATTAACTATAGCCGGTAAACCTGTTTATGGAATTTCATATAGTATATAACAAACATGAAAAAATCAGAATTAAGACAAATCATCAAAGAAGAAATTTCTAAATTAAGAGAATTAATGGTCGATGGGAATTATGAACCTGACGATTATTTTGATAATCCTGCTTTCTATAAGAAAGATGGTACAATGAAACCCAAATATTATAAGGAAGAGTTTGGTTATTCATTTGAAGAAAAACAAAATTGGGAAAAAGTATTAGATCAAGTTAAGAAAAAATATAATTTTGATGAGTTTGATCCTAAATCTCTTAAAAATTTTGAAAAAATAAAGGATGAAGCTAAACAAATATACATAAAAAAATATGGTTCCCCAAAATATAAAGAATACCCTTTTTAAATCAATAAAATTTACAAAATAATTGAACTTTAGAAAAAACATAATATTTATAACAAAAAAACAATGGAAAAAGAATTTTTAAAAATGCAAAAATTGGCTGGTATTATTACTGAAAGCCAATATAAAGAAAAATTAAATGAAGATGAAGAAATAAATTCTTTTCAAGAACTTTCTAAAGAGAATTCAATAGAAGTAGAATATGGTGGGAAATTGCATACTGGGTATTTATCTAAAAACAATAAGTATGTATTTTTTACTATAAAAGAAGACTCGGCTGGTATAGATTATAGACCAGATAAGTTTTTTGTAATGAGAGGTCATAAACCAGAAAAAAATGTTAATGGTGTATTCGAAATAAAAGGTGGGGCTGGTAGAATGGGAGAAATTTATGACACCGAAAAGGATGCGTTAAATGGTGCATATGAAGCCTCTATTGAGAATTAAATTTCCACAGGCCAAACTGTTTACTATAATAATTATTTGTAAAAATTTGTAATGAAAAATAAAGATTTACAAAATAATTGAACTTTAGTTTGGCTATTTAAATTAGGGTTATTACATTTAGTTATAAACAAAAATTAGTTATATTATGGATTTAAACGTTATTAAACAACGCTTGGAGTCACTGAACAAGCAATCAAACAACAGCAGTGGTGGAGGTGGAAAGAATCTTTTCTTTAAACCTTCAGTAGGTAAACAATTAATTCGTGTTGTGCCTTCTAAATACAACAAAGCAAACCCATTTACGGAAATGATGTTTTACTACAGTATTGGTAGTAAAAGAGTTATGGCCTCACCTCAAAATTGGGGAGAGAAAGATCCAATTATGGAATTTGCAAAACAACTTAGAGGAACAAATGACAAAGAAAATTGGCGATTAGCTAAAAAGCTTGATGCTAAAGTTCGTATCTTTGCTCCTGTTATAGTTCGTGGACAAGAAAGTGAAGGTGTTAAATTATGGCAATTCGGTAAAGAAGTTTATCAAGAATTTTTAAACATGGCAGCTGATGATGAAATTGGTGATTTCACTGATATCGTTGCAGGTCGTGATATTAAATTGACAACTGTAGGTCCTGAAGTTACAGGAACACCTTACAACAAAACATCAATTTCACCTTCAATGAAAACATCTCCTTTAGCTGATACTGAAGATGTGGTAAAGAATTTACTTGAAAATCAAGCTGATCCTTTTAAAGTGTTTAAACCACTTTCTTACGATGAAATGAAAAGTGCATTACAAGAGTGGTTGTCACCTGAAGATGAAGAGGAAGAAGATAGTATCATTTCTGAACCATCTGAAGATTTCGATTCAGACATTAAAGAAGAACCAAAATCCAATTATTCGTTAAGCACAAAACCTCAGAAAAAAACAACAACTGAAAAGTTTGATGATTTATTCGGAGAAGATGATGATGACGGTTTACCATTTTAAATAAAACAATATGCCAAGAGGAAAAACTAAAAAGTCTCTATCAGAGGCGGTCTCTTCAGAAATTAAAGCTAATTTTAATTTAGATAGCTTTAAAAACAAAAAGGGACTCACATCAAAAGCAAAATTCAAAGAACAGACCTGGATTCCACTTTCGGAAGCATTTCAAGAAGTCACATCAGTACCAGGTATTCCTCAAGGTCATATTGTATTGCTTCGCGGGCATTCTGATACGGGTAAAACTACTGCTTTATTAGAAGCAGCCGTATCAGCCCAGAAGCGAGGCATTCTCCCAGTATTCATTATTACAGAAATGAAATGGAACTGGGAGCATGCTATTCAAATGGGTCTTGAAGTTAATGAGGTTGTAGATGAAGAAACAGGTGAAGTTTTAGATTATGTAGGTAATTTTATCTATGTAGACCGTGAAACAATTAATTCAATTGAAGACGTAGCAGGTTTTGTTTTAGACTTGATTGATGAACAGAAAAAAGGTAATTTACCTTATGATTTACTTTTCTTATGGGATTCAATCGGTTCTGTTCCTTGTGAAATGTCAATTAAATCAAACAAAAATAACAATGAATGGAACGCTGGTGCTATGTCAACTCAATTTGGTAACAACGTAAACCAACGTATTGTATTATCTCGTAAGGAAAGTAGCCCATATGTTAATACTCTAGTTTGTATTAATAAAGTATGGACTCTAAAACCAGAATCACCTATGGGACAACCTAAGTTGATGAATAAAGGAGGTTATGCTATGTGGTTTGATTCAACATTTGTTATAACATTTGGTAATGTAATGTCTGCTGGAACATCTAAAATTAAAGCTATTAAAGATGGTAAGCAGGTAGAATTTGCTAAACGTGTAAATATTCAAATTGATAAAAACCATATTAATGGTGTTACTACAAGAGGAAAAATTGTAATGACTCCTCACGGATTTATTCTTGATAATGATAAAGCATTAAAAGAATATAAAGACAACCAAGCAGAAGCTTGGAAAAGTATTTTAGGGGGCGTAGATTTCAATATAATTGAAGAAGATCAAGATTATACTGATATTGAAGCTCATATTGCAGAACCAGAATAAATTATGAATAAAAAAGATTTACTTAAACTCCTTGACAATGTTCAGGAGTCAGGAGAAGAGACTGTAGAAGGAGAAAGATATCTTATCTGTGATGGTTTGAACCTATTCTTTAGAAACTTTGCTATGTTGAATATGGTTAATCCTGATGGAGTTCATGTCGGGGGTTTAGGTGGATTTTTTCGTTCATTAGGAGCTTTAATACGTCAAATCCAACCTACTCAAGTGTATGTAGTATTCGATGGAGCAGGTTCTTCAAATAATAGGAAGAACCTACTTCCCGAATACAAATCAGGTAGGAATTTGCAGCGTATTACTAATTGGGAAGTATTTGATGATTTAGAAGATGAGGATGATGCTAAAATTGACCAGATAGTGCGCATTATCCAGTATTTAAAAACGCTCCCCGTTAAAACCATATCAATTGATAAAGTAGAAGCTGATGACATTATAGCGCATTTAAGCGCTGTTTTACCTAAACAAGAAAAAGATAAAGTATTTATTGTTTCTTCAGATAAGGATTTTTTACAATTAGTGAATAAAAATGTAATTGTATATAGACCTATAGAAAAAGAATTTTATACTGAAGATACTATTAGGGAAAAATTTAATATGTCTCCTTCAAACTTTATTATTTATAAAACACTTATGGGTGATAATTCTGATAAGGTTAAAGGTGTTAAAGGTTTAGGGGAGAAAAAACTATATAAACTATTTCCTGAATTGCAAGAAAAAACTTTATCGTTAGATGATATTTATGATATCTGTGAATCTAAATTTAAAGAACACGTAGTTTATGCTCGCATTATTCAAGAAATAGATAGTTTAGAAAAGAATTATAAAATTATGGATTTATCAAATCCTATGATTGATGAAAATGATAAAAAATATATAAACCAGTTTGTCAAGTCTAAAGAATTGAATTATATTCCGGACCAATTCATTGCAATGTATAATGAAGATAAATTAGGTGGTATTATCAGAAACATAGAATTTTGGATAAAAGATGTTTTCGAAAAATTAAGTTTTAAAAAATAAGTTATATGACGTTACACAGTATTGAACAGTATGGACATTCCTTTCAAATTAAGGTAATATCTTCACTACTTACACATAAAGAATATTTAATAAATATTCATGATATTCTCAGTGAAGAATATTTTCAAAACCAGGCACACCAATGGATTATTAAAGAAATCTTAAAATATTATGATAAGTATCATACAGTGCCTTCTATGGACATTTTAAAAG